TCGGGAAGGACACCGCCGGCTACCGGAAGAAGTTCGACTTCGCGAAGGAGATGGGAGTCAAGACCTTCGTTTCGGAACCGTGGGTTGATGAGCTTGATTTTGAGACGGCTGAACCCATTGATAAATCGTTTATTTCCGGGCATTACAAGGAAACCGAGAGCGATCTGATATACAAAATTCGAAAACCTCGGGACAATGGATAGCATCCCGTAGGCTTCTGTGATGTCCCCTTCATGGATTTTGATGATGAGACTTCCAAAATCCTCATCGCATCCGATCAAGTCTAGAGTATGCCTGACATCCTCTTGACTCGCAACCAAAGAATACTCAGGCGCAGTCAAATTCATGTGTTCACCAAGAAGTCCTATGCTCTTAACGTCTCCAATCATTTGATCCCTCCTTGGGATATAGCATCCTTCATGATTAAAGTTGGAATATAATACTGTCTCATTTCATCTCCTTTTCGGGTAATTGTTGCCTGAGATTTTCCAGATTCACATCAGTCATGATGGCGTAATCCCCCCATTCGTCTTGGTGGCGGGTAAAGATTGCTTCCCACTCACTGCCACAATCGATGCATTTAACATCCATAAAGAAATTGGGCGGATCACCCTCATGTTCGTCTACTCCATATTCGATTTCAGCAGAATTACAGATAGGACAATAGCTTGCCCCATCGTTCACAAACTTTTCTTCAAATGCGTCCAGCTCATAATCATCCATGATTTTCTCCTTTCGGGTATACAACCTCTTTATCGATATACGCCAGTTCAGAAACGATGTTTACAACATAGTCCCTAATTTGGGCCAGGAATTCTATGCCATGGTATTCGTAATTGACTGAAGCACAGATTGTTTTCATCATTTGCGCGATGGCCACGTTTACGAGTGCACGGCGCTCTTCTTCAGAGTATCTGGTTTTCTTAACGAGATATTCCCTGGCCTTATCCAGGGCATCCCAAATTGTATTAAGTTCTTCTGGATCGAAATCTGTATCGCGAAGAACCACATAATATAGAGCATCGGTGAGAGTTATTGCGTTTTCAATTTTGTCCTTCAATTCTTTAGTCATTTGAATTCTCCTTCTTGTCTTGGGCGGTCCAGCGATCAAATTCTTGGATAATAAAATTCTTTAGAATTATCATCTCGTAATGTCCAAGTACCATCTGATCTGTTGTAGATCGTCCCGTAGTGAGGACTTTCCATGCCCAGTAGATTCGATCTCGTAGAGATAGTTTGTATCGGTCTCCGTATGACCAAATGGAAATATACATAATCCTTTCATCTTCCCAGGCCGAAAGAGCTAACATCTCAGATCCACATTTACATTTGATAAATTTGTCATTCATGATTATTCTCCTTTCTCCCCTGGGGGAGAATCAAATTTATCTCTGAGATCATCCAGAATATCCCAGGCGGTTGTAAGCTCATTACTGATCATTTCGATAAGCGACTTGTCTTTGCCGGCGGAGTCCAAATGATTAATCAACATACTATAGACGGCATCGATGGCACACATGGCATTTTCTGTTTTTGAAACAAGTGTTTCATCAGCGTGCCACTTTTTGCCCTCGATAGACCATTCGGCTTCTTCATACTCCGATGGACTAAATTCATCGGATAAGGTGGACACTATGTTTTTAATTAAAGCGCTTGCCTCGCTGGAGAAATAATCTGTATGTTCACAAGATTGATATTCATAGCAATTTATTGCTTTGTATATCTGAACATCAGATAGTTTCTTGATCGGAATCTTATAAAAGCGATACGGCTCAGCATTTTCTCCATATCTGTAATTAACTGACTTGAAGTTCCAGTCAATTAATAGCTGGCCAGCCTGTTCGAAACTCAACTCAGGAGTAGGCTCATATCTTTGAAGTATTGCATTGATGTGCTCCATAGAAACCACAAATGCGCTCATGTTATTCTCCTTTTCTCCCCCGGGGGAGTTAAATAATGTCAAACAAGATGTCTTCCAGATAATCCGGTTCAAGACCAAACATTTCTTCCATCAAATCTGATGGATCCTCGCCATTGGCGAGCATCTCATTAAGTTTTTCTTTGGCCTCCTTAATCTGTTCCTCGGCCTCATGCTTGGGCATTTCTTGCATTAAAACTTCTTTCAAGTTAGTCATAGTTTCCCTTTCTATTCCTCAGACATGAGGATTTCGATAAATCCTTGTACTTTGTTGATGATGTTATCGAGTCGCCCCAGTTTTTCGGCGAATATCTTTTCCTGGAATTGATGCTCTTTTACAAGAGACTTTCTCTGCTCATTAAGATTCTTGAGATACTCTCGGTGTTGCTGCATTTCATGCTCTCTCATTTCTCTATCTCGATTCATATTCACCTCCAATTTGATGTAAATGCATATCAGCTTCAATGCGTCCTATACGTATCCATCCTTTGCATATATTCATATAGGAATGGTTCTTTCCCATCTGAATATCAATCCAGATATTGTTATCATCTGTATACTTGTCCCCCCATAGGTTCTTCTGATAACTTCATCCATACTCGGACTTGGGGTCATATCCAGTAAGGCGTGAGATAACAAGCAACAAAGCTCTCTTGATATAGTTCATAACGCTCATGATTTATCTCCCAGGTTCATTTCATCTCATTTAAAGGTGAATTCAACTTCCTGTTTTCATAATCGCGATCAATGACATTGATGTGCTCTACAATTCCAACACATGGATGCATATGCTTCAGGGAATATCTATTTAAAGCTATAGCTAATACATGTGAGCAGTCATAACCTGCGATAGAGTAGTGAGCCTCTTCATTTGTGATTAGATCAAAAACGGGAACGTCATACAGCTTTTCTGTTGCTCTCTCCTTTTGATGAGATATGCATACGGCTCTGATTGACGGAGGCTGTTAGGGGAGGGAAATGATGGCTCCCCTCCCCTGCGAGCCCTCTCAGGCAATATTCTTTGTTTTTTTATGCCATTATGCCAATAATCATGCGACAACCCTCCCCCTCAGGTTGATAATCGACATGTCCGCCATGGCCGCCGGCCCCACATTGCTGTTTGGGTACACCATTCTGGCCAAATCAATGGCCTGGAGCTGGGCATCCCACTGATCCACGGCATAATCATCAGTCGTGAGATACCTCACGCGGACGATCCGCCCCTCATTTTCGACTTCGCAACCGACTTCAAACAGTTTGTTGGGCATCTCAGCCTCCGTTAGCATGAACACTTGTTCACTGTACAGAACAAACGTTCACGCACAAAGATGAACAGACGTTCATATGAACAAGAGTTCACGAACATCTGTTCACCATGATGAACAAAGGTTCACGGAAGAAAGTGTACCAATGTTCACGTGCTTAATCAACAATGAGCTCCCCCGGGGGAGAAATTACATCTTTGTAACTTTATAAATCGAGAGGTAGGCTCCGTACTGATACATTTCTTCAGCCGTGAGCTCAAGGGCACGCTTGTCAGCCGGCATGTTGGGGATATCAATACTGATGAAGTATTCTGTCAGCGCAGCCAAGTGCATTGGCAAAACACCGCATACTATCTTGCCGGTTACATCCTCAGCCGTGGCGTTATCTTGCTTCACCGGGGCCATTACGCCCTGCTGGCGCAGCCACTCGATAGCCCCCTCGTGCCTGGTAGTGATCAGGTCGATACACCATTCCATATTCTGAATGGAAATATAACCAAGGGAATAGCCCAAAAGCCAAGCCTCCGGAGTGCTGCACCAGTCCCAGGCCTCCGCGTAGCTGTCGAATCCGTCTTTGAGTGTGGTCCCAGAATTCCACTTGCTTGTGGGATCTTCACTTCTGCTGACCATCATCGTTCCGTGTTCATTAATTTCTAATGCGTATTTATCCATGATATTTCTACTTTGGCTACTTGAGCCAGTCGCTGAAGTGGATGTCGCCATCGAATTCGCCATCGAGCCCGTCGAGCTTCTGGTATCGCTTCAGGGCGTCGTATCGGGGATCCCCAGTGCCTCCACCAGATGATGGGCTCGTATCGCCAATGGCGGCGACAAGAAGAAACATGAACAATATTGCGGCAAGTCCAAATAATATATCCATTTTCATCTCCTGAGAAACCATTTATCCGTCCAAAGACCGTGTCACGGATAAATACTAGTCGGCTGATAGTTGCGTCGCGCATTGAAACTATCGCCTGAGCGAAAACCTATATGATATTGTGCCCCCTAAAAGGACGCCAATAAAACTTGGCGGCCTTTAAGGAGGGGGGAAGGGCTTGCGCCCCTCCCCCGAATGAACATCAACTACTTACTTGAGGCCCATCACATGAACCTCGTAGACCATCATCTGATCCCCGTATGCACGGTACAGCGTGGCCCCCTTCTTGGCAACGTCATTGACATTGCTGCAACCGGCAATGAAGCCGGCCAGACCTACCTTGCCGGTATCCTCGCCGGTGTCAGGGTTCACGAGCGGATGTGCCACCTTCAGCCAGAACGAACGGCCGCGGGCGGTGCCGGTAATAGCGTCGGCAACAGTTTCGCCAGTTTCGTTGAAGATGCCGTCCTCGAGCTTGTAGAACGGCAGCGAAAGAATGGCGTTAGCGGGCAGAAGGCGTCCATCGGAGCCAACATCGCCCCGGTTAATGGCGTCGTTCTTTGCCATCTTGAATACCTTGTTTGCCATCTGGCGTTCGGCATAGGCCTCGCCCTTCTCGGCATAATAGGCATCTGCCCACGCGCGGGCGTCCGCATCGCCAACCTCGGCGGCCATCGCCGCAAGCACCATCTCGTGGTACTTGCGCGGCATGGCGAAGAAACGGTGTTCGGCGGTGGACGCCGCCTCGTGCTTGCAGAGGCTCGCCATCACCACGGACTTGTTGCCGAAATCATCCGTGCGTACAACGGGGTAGAACTTCCCGTTTTCCATACGCTTTACAACACGCCCTTCACACACTTCGAACTTCTGGCGGCGTGTCACACTGCCGTCGAAGCCAACGATAGGCTTGCCGAAAACGATCTTGCGGCATCCGTCGTCTACCAAGTAAACAGACCCGGAGTTGGTCTTTACCGCGCCGTCATCCTGCACGGCGCCGGCCAGTTGCAGGCCAACGCCACGGGCTACGCGCTTGCAGTCCTCGTAGTCGCTGTAGAAATCGCAGTACCGCCCCTCTGAGTCGTTCAGGCGCTCAGCGGGAAGATTGCCAAATACCGCAATCATCTGTGTCTCTTCGCCGGTTTTATCGTCAGTAACTATGACGATATGCTGCTTCAGCTCGGCGAGCGAGATTTCGGCCAGGAACTTCTTGCCGGATTCAGCCTGGAGCACGTTTTCCTTGGTGATGCTGACTGCTGCTGCCGCCACTGCTTTTGTACCTACATTGCTCACGTTGATATTCATGTTGCTCTCCTTGTTTGAATGGTTGGCTTCCACGGAAACGACATTGCTCTCGGCCTTCTTCGCGCCGAGCGAATCGAGGTACATAATGGCCTCGATAAGCTCCGACTGCTCGTCAAAATTTGTGGACTCCTGGCGAGCGTCGATGAAAGCCTCGATTTCCAACTCAGTCATTTCGTTAAACTTGGGCATGTGCCCTCCTCTGTGGGTTTATTTCCTCTCCCCACGGAAGCCGATATATCACCTCCTTTCTGATGTGTGATTTTCTCCCCCGGGGGAGAGGTCCGGGGAAGATACAGCACAGGCGGGGCAGGGGACTCGAACCCCTGCATACGCGCAAAGAGGGCCCTCTCCCGGCCCTCTCTGCGCTCCAAACTCTCCCGTTACCCGCCATTAAAGACTAGATGATGGTATATGCCTCGTTCCAGGCATCCTCCTTCCATGCGCGCCGCTCTGAGCGCGTGTATGGCTCCATGCGGAGCACGCGCCCCTCGTTCTCTCGCTTAATTTCAGCGGGAACGGGCGGCATGGTTACGTTTTCTTCCGGGCAGAATTCCGCCGGAATAACCATGAAAACCTTGCCATCTTTCCATGTCTTGCTCATTTCCATTTCTCCTTGTTGCAATAGTCACTCACTAATGAGTGCCGCTCTGCCCGCCACAGATGTGATGGGCAGAACGAACGCATTAGCGGGGGCCATCGTACAGGACATCGTTAAACGCCCTGTACTCTTTCTTGGCCTCTTTCTTGGCCCGGAGCTCCTCATCCAGGAGGGCTTTCTTGATCCCCCGGTGGACGATCTGGGCAAAAGCCGGCGATGTGTACACCGGCTTCGTCATCGCATTAAAAAACATCGCGATGACGAGATCGCGGTCCTCATAGACCGCAACGGTGTGGCGGGTCGACACGGCCCACAGGCCCTGGTGAGGACAGTAGACCGCCTTAATATCGGCCCCGTCGCACGCCACCGAAGCGACGCCTTCTGAAATATTCAGTTCTTTCCAGAAAGTCATTTCATTTCTCCCACACTTCGATAGTCACTCTAATGAGTGCCGCTCTGCCCGCCACAGATGTGATGGGCAGAACGAACGCATTAGTATTCTGGAAGGTAGCGCAGCCATGCTCCTTTCCAGACAAAATTAATCCCCCAATTCAAATTAAAGGAGAGGCCATTCTCTCCTTCATAGTCGCCCACCCAGATGTAGTTCCCGCACAGTTCTGGGAACCCTATACGAAGGGAGGCGCCGAATTTCTTCGACACTCCCGTGTTTGTCCACATCACTATCGACCGCTTTGTGACGTGGATATAGAACATCTGGCAGTTGAAGCGCCAGAGTATTTTCATCATCTATTCTCCTTATCCAAATTGGGAGACCATCAGGTCTCCAGCGGCGTCTGCCGCGTCCTCCAGATATTGAAGTTCCGCGATCTTGTAATCGACCCGTTCTTCAATATCGTGGCGCGCGGCCCCGATCGACAGCATCGGATCAAAAGAGCCGGATGCCAGTATCTCTTCCGTGCGTTTGTTGTGCGCACGGAAGGCATTGCGCTCAAAATCGAGCGCAATAATTACCACGTCCCCCAGCCCTGGGGAGTGGTAACTATATAAGAGCTGGTCCTTAAACCAGCCCACGATTACTATTTCTTTGCTCATTTATTGTTCCTTTCTATGGTCTCGATAATTTATAGTTATCATGACCATAACTAAGCAAAACAGCCTTGTAAAACAGAAAAACAGGTCAAATGACCTGTTTTCTAAGTCTTTTCTGGGCTATTTTGCTATAACAGAGACTGTCAAAATATGACAGTCATAGCAAAAAGGGTGATAAATGTCACCCTATTACTATGCCTATGTGTTATGTGTATAGACATAGTGATAGGGCGGGCAGGGTGTGGCTGCACCCACATTGCCTGCCTCTTATCGGGCACCGCGTTGCCCATGAGTATGGTGTAGTTATCTCATGGGTCGTTATTGCTGTGCCAAAGGCCCATCATGCTGTGCCAAGGCCCATCAGTATGTCTATTTGTAGATAGGCACACTGATGGAACTACTGGTGTTTAACGTGGTTATCCAGTACCACGTCTGGGATTTACCCCGCGATCTCCTCGGAGATTACGTATACGTAATCTCCAAGGACAATGACTTCCTTTTCCAGGCTTTCCTCTTCCACCCCCTCCATGCGGAGGTATCGGCGGAGGGATTCCCCCTTTTGGAATACGCGTGTTTTTGCCACCCCCATTGACTCGTGCGTCTTCACCACCACAAACACATGGCGGGAATCCGCCTCCTCTGCGGTGGCGTTGATCTTGCTCGCCATCCCGGACATCCTGTCCGGAGCATAGAGCTCCGTCAGGAGGAGCGCCTGTGCGACCGCCGCGGCGGCCCCATCCCTCTTCTTCATTTCATCGAGCGTTCTTTTCGCGTAGCTCAAAGGCCCCTCGCCGTACGGGGCCATCATCCTCGCCCATGGAAGCATCCCATGGATGAGGATGATCATCCGCTTGTAAAACACGTATTCCATTGTTTTTTCGAACATCTCTTTCTTGTCCTTTCCACCCATCTAGGGTGTGTGCCCTTTTGGGGCATATAGTCATCTACCGATATGTAGATGCTCCACCGGCACACTCCCCCGGGGGAGAATGTGCCAGTAGGCCACCTACATGGTGGCGGCGGCGCTGCACAAGATACCGTATATATGTCGTGATCGGGCGAATTCCTGACCCGTCAGGGACCACGAACCCCAGGGCTCATGATCCCTGATGGATCATCCAGGTGTTTTACGTGGTGATCCTGGAACCACGTCTGGGGCTACTGGGCCAGCGGGTTGTGCGCCGCCGGCTCAAGGCGCTTTACCATCTCCTCCAGCGCCCCCGTTGTCATTGTCTTCACCATGGATTCTTGCCAGCCCGTGCGGGCTGACACGATCCGGACGAGCTCCCCCCGATAGACCTCGGGGGTGCGGCCTTCCAGCCGCAGGCTTTCGAGTGTGGACAACATGTTAGCTCCGGCCCTGGGGCGGGGCCTATCTGTCGTCAGCGCCCCTGATATGTGCGGACGACAGGAGAGGAGGGGGGTGGGTTCACTTTCTTCCCCACCTCCGCTCACATATCATCTCCACACACATCACAACGCTTCTCCCCCGGGGGAGTGAACGAACGTTCATATAATAGAGTGCATACCCTGGCCGCGGCATGGGGAGTGTTCCCTATTCTCAAAAATTTTTTGGGGTTGAAAGCCCCATCGGGGATGCTGGTGGTTGCCATGTGAACAAATATTCACGGGGTATGCTATAATCAAAATAGGTGTGGACAGAGGTTCGTCGTTGACCTTGTGCCTCCGGGGTCATGCGGAAAAGTTAACTGGCGTTAGCTCCCACGGCGAACCTCACCTTCATCCACTCCAGGAGGCTTATACCACACCCAATATGGAGGCAGTTGACATGGCAAAAGAATACAGGGCGAGCGATGGTGGCGTTCCGGTGGATGATCTTATTCGCGGGATCCAGGATCGTGAGTACGCACATTTGCGGTGGCCGAACCATGTTTATTCTGGGGTCGGCATGGATAAAAAATATGCTGGCGGGAAATGGATGGCTCCATTCTTCTTGACAGTCGGCCCGCTCGAAATTTTCGTAAAAGAAGTTGAGGATCTCAAGAGCGAAGATGGCGATGAGCTTTATGGTCGTGTGGATCATAAGATGCAGATCATCGAGATCTGTCGTGAGCTTTCCTGTGAACAAAAGTTCACCACACTCGTTCATGAGCTGCTTCATATTATTGAGCAGCAAGCCGGCCAGGAAATCGAAGAGGGAGTAATCGATGCTATCGCTTTCTCGGCAGTCCGGTTCATGCAGGATAATGTGGACTTCATGAAAGAGCTTATCAAATATTTCGACGTCGATGAGGATATGCGATGAAAACGCCAATGGATGTGTTGACATTGGCAGCGCTGGCACTTTCTTCTTTTTGGATGATCCTGCTTGCCGTCGAATCTTACGGGAAGGTGCGGAGATCCCTGAAGGGATTTGATAAGCGAAACCAGGTAAGCATTCATCTGGCGGAGAACGTAAGAACTGGCGAGCAAAAATGGATCACGCGAATTAATGGCGTGACCGTCGATGGAATTAGAGCCGTCAAGATTGAACCAGTTGATCGTGTGTCGGAAAAAATAAACATAGTGCTTTTCATTGACGTGGATGACCTGATGCTTGATGGAGTTGCTTTAGATGGAAGCGAAAAAGTATCTATTCATAGATGAGAACAAGCTCTTCAAGGCCCCCGTGATTCCTGTGCGTGAAAAGCGGACGGTTCCGATCAGGGCTTGCAAAGTGCCGTTTCCGTTTGAGATTGCAACGACAAATGGATTCGAGCGCGGAGAGGCAGGGGACTGGATCATCATGCATCCAGTCAAGGGAACGTCGGTGTGTGATGAACAAACGTTCACTTTGAAGTATGAAGAGGTTATGGTTGCTGAAAAGGTTGCTCCGCTGAAGTGGAGGACGCGATCATGACGGGTAAGTCGTCCTGGGTGGTTATAAGTGAGAGTCTTGATGACGCCGGACGCCTCTGTCAGCAGACGTCCGCCATGAGCGCTGGGGACGGCGTGCTCGTTAATCACAGAGTGACACTTGTTGACACTCTAAAAGATAACGTCGACGTTTCTCTCGTGTATATCCCTGATTCCATGATTGTCGATCAGGGCGACGGAAGTTTTTGCATTGAAAGCCGAAGATACAACATTCTTGAAATTGGTGATGAACATTATGCCCACTTATGATTTTCTGTGTGAGAATTGTGGAGAGATTGAGTTTCAGCATTCGTTGAAAGTGCCGCATCCAACGAAATGCCCTATTTGCGGCGGGAAGATGGAGCGGTATTTCGGAGGCCAGAAAGAAATGCCGCCCGTTCGATATGAAGGAAATGGGTGGACCGGCGCTCTGAAAAGAATTCGAAGAACGCCAGAAAGCCCAGAGTCTTTTACTCCATACGATTGAGGGAACACTATGCCACCAGTATGGGTCATTATCGTTAGCAGCTTCATCATTGGCGCAGGGATGTTTTTCGTTCTGTCTCACATAGTAGATGACGAAAATAATTGGAGGATGTGATGGACAGGTTGCGATTGGTTAAGGGAGACGATTTGTACGACGATGTTTTGGTGGCGTACATTCGCATAAAAAATAAGCCGCGGTTTTTCGATGCATGCGGGCACCGATGGAAGGCCATAAAGAGCAACAAAGACTTTATATTCATTGAAGTTCCGCAGCCGGGGCTCAGCACAATGTACGGAAGCACAAGTGTTGGTGGGTGATTTCTGGGCGTTTTGGTGGTGTTAAATGGCTTATGAACTGTCTGATGCCGAGAGGGTTATCATCGAGCGTGCCTGGACGGACGCTCGATGGTTTACCGACTATTGGCTAAATGGCTGGCTTTTTGATAATAGAATTGCTACTCCGTGGCAGCTTGATATGCATCATGCTCCCCAGGGGGATTTGACTGCTATCGGCGGTTTCGGATGCGGAAAGACAGTCGCATTTGGTATTTCTTACCTCGTGCGATGCGCAACTATTCCTTATTATAAGTTCTTGAACGTAGCCCCTGTCGCATGGCAGTCAAAGCAAATGTGGAGTTCTATCAAACAAACTTTAATCGGAACTCGTATGAGCGATTTTATGGTTGTTAAGATGGTAGAGCGTCCATACCCGAAGATTGTTATCGCGAATGATTACGTCGGCGAGTCAACGATGGAATTTATGTCTGCCGACAAACAGGGTGACAAGATTCTGTCCTGGGAAGGGGACGCTATTCATATTGATGAATGTGGTCTTATACAGGATCTTGAAGATCTTTCCAGAAATCTTGCCTCTCGTCTTCGGGGGACTTTGCGCCATAAAAATCTCTGGAATAAAAAGCAGTGGGAAGAACGCCCAAGAGAAGCTCGCTTTTCTATGTCATCGAACGCCTGGGAAAACCCATATATGTGGTGGCGCCTCGATATGGCAGATAAGGAGCCGAATTATTATTGGGGGAAACTTCTCAGTACATACGATAACGAGAATCTTACCGGCGATCAGATACGCAAATTAGAGGGAAAGATTACATCAAAGGAAGACAGAGATCGTTGGCTTAAAGGGCATCGCCCAAAGGGTATCGGAGATCAGTTCAGCGCAGAGATGATAGAGAAGTGCCTGGACGAATCCCTTGTTTCAATTACCAAAGAGGCTATAGAAAAAGATTTGGAGGGATACGCTCTTCGTGAAGCAGATAAAGTTGGCGTGTGGAATTGGGAACTGCCGGCTGACAAAGATCGTATCTATATGGTTATAGGGGATCCTGGCCAGGGAAATCCTCCCTACAGAAATGCCCCGTCTATTGGAGTGTTTGATATAACGGATTTTCCGAAGGGCCCTGCTGTAATGCGTGCGTTCTGGTGGGGTTTCGGTCGCGGATCCTATCAGCCATTTGTATCTCAGATGTGGCAATACGCTGCGACGTATAAATCCACAGACCTCGCCTTTGACTCAACCGGCACGCAGAAAATGATGGATGAGCTCGTATTTGAGAGAGACGGTCTTCCCGTTGTCGGCATGAACCTCGCCGGCATGAAGATGGCCTTTAATACTGCCCTTAAGCTGTTTATGGACAAAGAGCTTATAAAGCTGCCTGACCTTTCTGGTATCAGGGCGCAACTTGGAAATTATAAACTTCCTGATACGGGAATACCGCAGGATATTGTCTCTATGCTACAGATGGCGTCTGGATATTTGAGGAAATTCTATTATGTGGATCAAAACAAAGAAGACGATGAAGACAATGGCCTCGGGCGCGATGATGGCTTTGGTCGCTATGCTCGTAAAATGGGTGGCCGCTATCAACGAAGTTCCCGTAGATAGTTTTACTTATGTACAGGATGATCGCGGCGTCACCATACGTAGCCATATTGATAGCGTAGGCGTCAACAGAAGATACAGACGCATTAGATAGCTAAGTGGAAATAATAACGATAATGCTCTATAATAAAGATGTGAACGTATATTCACACCACACAGGTTGAGTGCGGATGGCGAGCAAAACAAATTTTCAACGTCTTGGAAAAGACTCTCAGGTTTTACTCTCTTATGCAGAGATGATCGAAGGTCTCTCGCATCCTGTTGTGGCTCCATGGCAGGAGGCTATTCGTCTTTATGGAGAATATTGGCAGTGGGCTGATGGAACCGTTTGGCAGGAAATTGATAAATATGCCGTAACAAAGAAAGATGAGCCGAAGCCCCTTATATTCCCCATTCAGATTAATCCTGTATATACAGCGGCGCTTATCCATAAGTACGCATTGTTCGGAGAGGTTCCGGACAGCGGAGCTCCTCTCGTTAAACCTGTAACTGCTCCGAAGTACCTTGCAGACCTGGACGAAAAGGTGTCCCCCGGGGGAGATTATAAGGAAAGTGGTAAAAGAAAGATGGGAAGGGCTCTTGCTGCTGAGGTTGATGAGATCCTGGAATCCGTCATGTATCAGAGCAATAGCAGGTCCGCCATGCAAGAGAACGCATTTGTTTCCCAGGTTCTTGGCGGATGCGTTTGGAAGATCTCATGGGAGCCATATAACGATGCTCTCAACAGAGATATGCCAATTGCCTGGCGGCCAATTGAACCAGAATTTTTCTTGCCGATCTATTCAACACAGGACAGGTTTTATCTTCTTGGGGCAAGGCTTGGACGTGTAATCAGCAGGTATGAGGCTCGTGAGATTTACGGGATTGACTCATCCGCAGACCGCGTTCTCTATTTGGAGAAATGGGATAGGGACAAAGTAGAAGTTACCGTAGATGGAAAACCGGCCTTTTATCGCCATCCCAAGACAAACGTGAGGGTTGCCCTATCTGTGAGGCATGGGTTTGGTTTTGTGCCGTTTGTGTATCTTCCGCATGAGACCGTTGGGCAGTTTTATGGTGTCCCGATTGTGTATCAGGCGTCTGCACTTTTAAGGGAGATCAATGGGCGCGCGGCAGATATTGGTGATGCTGTCCGGAACTCAATTGAGCGGATTTATGTTGTATCCAACTGTGACGTTGGCGATATTCAGTACAAAAATCTTGGTGACGGCATTTCTATTCTTTCTACTGGCCGTGAAATTCCAGGAAGCCAGCCCAAGAGGATTGATGTGGCCCCCGTCGCCGGTTTGCCTGCTGGGACAGGTGATTTTCTGAACTTCCTTGAAAAGCAGGCGTGGCACGCCATGTTTACACCTGGCGTTGCTTATGGTGAAGATGAGGGATCGCAAAGGTCTGCCCTTACTCTTGCTTTTAGAATGTGGCCTTTGACAAGCCACATTCGTGCGGAGAGATCGGTTTGGACAGAAGGCCTTCGCGTGATGGCCAACATGACATTAAGGATGCTCAAGATAAAAGGCGAGACCGACGGCAAGATAAGGAAGGTCACGGACGATCATCTTGAGCACAGGATTAATTGGGAATGGGCGGCTATTGTGCCGAGAGATCGTGAAAGCGAAGTGAACCAGGTCATCTTGAGGCATCAGGATGGGCAGTTGTCCACAGAGACCGCCATGGAAATGATGGGCGATATTCCGGACCAGGGAGAAGAGCTTCGCAGAATTATGTCTGAAAAAGAGCAGGAGCTTGCTCTTATGCAGAAATACACACCGTCCCCGACGGGGAATTCTACTCAGAAGTCAAAGGGCGATCTGGAAACAGATGAGCAGAAGCCCGTGGCAAAAGTAGAAGTTGAATAATGGAGGCTATAGGATGAGTAAGCTGATGCGTATGTCGCTTGGTAGTTTTTATTATGCCCCAGATGAGGGCGCAGGTTCAGCCGCAGATGGAACCGGCGGTACTGATAGCCAGCCTGGCGATCAGAAACCGGCCGCTGCACCTACCGGTGGATCTACCGACAACACAGCGGGCAACGAGAAGAACGTTGATTGGGAAAAGAAGTATAAAAACCTTCAACCTCTTTATCAGAATCTCAAGGAGTCCGAGAAATCTTGGGATACCGAGCGGCAGCAGCTTAAGGGCCAGATTGACGAGATGGGACAGAGGGTCGAGGAATTCGAGGCCCAGATCACCACTCTCAATGGCCAGATCGAAGAAGGGCAGCAGAAGTCTCAGGGTCTTGAAGTTGAGAAAACAGATTTGAACAAAGCTCTTGAGCGGAACCAGATCATTATGAGTCAATTTCCTGATTTGGTTTCGTATGAATCCAAGGGCCTCTTGCCAAAGGACAAAGAGGGAGACGATCTGGTTCAGTCGTTGAACGATTTCCGCTCTCTTTTGTCTGAGGCCGGCGCGAAAAATATTCAAGACCAGTCTGCTGGGTTCACTCCCGGGCACGAACACCAGTCCGGAGGGCGTAACCAGGCTGATACGGCGGAGTCTTTGCAGGATAAGATTATCCAGGCAAATCAGTCCGGAAATTTTGACGAGGCAATTCGCCTCACGAATATCCTTGTGGACATGATGGACCGTGAGCTCCAGACATCTTCCGTAGATTCGTATGGTGTTGTTTGATTAGTTTAATTCTATTTTGAGGTAAATAAAATGGGCGCTACAAGTGGTTTCGATACTTATTACGGAGATACCCCGGTTCAGAATCTCGACAAGAACCAGCGCAAGTGGTATCACCCGATCGTTGATACTATGTTTCGACAGCATAGTATCTTTAACCGTCTGGTTCGTTATTACTACAACCTGGGCAACGTAAATGCCACTTCGATGGAAATTACGCAGCTCATGGATCCCCATGCGAATTTCGACCCGCTGGGCATGCGTGACATCTGGATGCCCGCAAGCTACGTTGATTCTCGCGCGGTTCGGATTGGCTTCTCCCGCTACGGCGGTAAGGTCGCCTATCACGAATATGACGACATGATCACCTACTGGAAGGACAACCAGGGCGGTGGCGTTCGCAATATTCTCCAGGGAGCCCTCGGTCAGCACATGATCGACGTGCATGACTACGTTCTGCGGAACAAATTCCTGAATCTTCCGTTCCAGTATTACGTTGGTGGCGGCTCAGATTTCAGTGATCTGACCGCTTCAGACGTAATGACCTGGCAGCTTGCTCAGGAAATGTGGCTCGGCTTCAGCTATCGTGACGTTCCGATGGCGTCGGATCCTTCCCTGCCAATGCGCAATAACGGCAGCATTCTGTGCTTGACCAGCCCCGGCGTTATCTACGACATTCAGCAGGGCACCACAGACAACGAGGACTGGATTCCTGTCGTGAAGTACGCCGATCCCTCCAGGGCTCTGCGCTACGAAGTCGGTACTGCGAAGAACACGCGGTATCTTGCCAGCCCGCGCATGACGCTCTGGAACTGCGGCAATATCACTCAGCAGCTTGATGTGACCGCCGCGATTACCGCCGGCGACGGCGCCCCCGATCCGTCCAGCACGCAGGTCGATAGCACATACTATGTGGGCCAGACATCAACTGGGCGTTCTGACATCAAGCACTATATTCAGCTTGAATCCGCCGATCTCTCCGGCATTTCCGTCGGCCAGATCATCACCATTCATTCTGACAAGACTGACGAGTATGGCGTTACCGATGGCGCAGACTTCAACGATGGCACCATGCACGTTCGCCGTGTCGTTGCCGTGAATGATACGGACAATCGCCTTACCCTGGATCGTCCTATCATGATCGACTTCAGCACAGAGCTTGAATCTGGCGTTTATGCATACGTCACCATCGGTGGCCACGTGCACGCAAGCCTGTTCATGGCCGGCCCGGATGCAGTTGTGATGGGCGTTGGTCGTGCTCCGGTTATGAAGGCTCCGCCTCCCGTCGATGATTTCGCACAGGTATTCCGCTTCTCCTGGAACGGCTATGAAGGCGCAAACTTCTACCGCCCAGAGGTTGCAGAAATTGCGTTCTCGGCTGGTTCAACCCGCGTCGTTGGGGCTCGCTCCATCAATTACCCGACAAGCGGTTCATAAGCCTTTAGGTGAGCCATGAGCGTTATCTGGACTGATATAGTCTCCAGTATTGAAGGGTTGGCCGGTTACACGGCCAACCTTTCCGAGGCTTCGCTGGTTTCTTGGTTTAATAAGGCGCAAAGGCATTTTGCAGCCACTCATACGGCTGCCCTGCGCACAACAACCTTCACCGGCGACGGAAGCACTCGATCATTTGCGCTGCCTGCCGATTATCTACAGATATACGGTGTATTTCAGGAAGACGCAGATGGGATGCTAGAGCCAAAGGATTTGCGTCCTGGGACAGAATGGAGTCTTGAGGACACGGATACCTCTGCGGCATCCAGCGTAAGCCTCGTACCAAATGTGCCAAGGCCGTTTGGGTATATTGAGTGGCCTCGTGGCTATCTTGACCTTTTCATTGCGCCCGCAAGTGGCTCTGTTGTGAAGGTATGGTATTACGGATATTGGACAGAGGTAGTTGAGGATGAAGAGGGCGTGGACTCAAGCGTCATTGAGCCGCCTTTGTGGGCGCACGAAGCTTTACAGTTGTATACATTGGCGATGTCTAATATTCCAAACTTCTCAGACGCCAGTGTTTTGAACGAGTACAAAACCAAAGTGGACTCTGGGAGTCCGTTGCACAATCCGCTAATTCAGGCGCATGATGCGCTGATGAAGCGGTATCGAGATGCTCTCGCGAGTTTCCCGAGGCAGGAAAGAACTATGGTATTTACCCAGGGGAGTAGGAATTAATGGCTGACTCTGCGATTTCCGACGTCATTATAGACGCTATTGTCTCTGGCTTAACGTCGAGGCTCTCTACGGAGATTCCTGAAGCTGACGTTACAAGGGCAAACAAGGTGCAGGGCGGGAAATTGCAAGAGAATCCTGTTGGGTACACCATATCCGTTACGGCTCATATTGGCGATCCAGACGAGCTTGGAGATGACTGGGCCGACGAGGTTGCCTTGCCAGATGATCCGCATATCCCACACCTTGCGTTTATGGAAGTAGGTGGAGATTATTCCGGTATTCACTGGTGGAGGAAGGGCGTAGTCAAAATAGAAGTATTCTTTGTGCGAAACCCCGAGTTATCCAGGGATGAGTCAAGAGAGAAAGCCAATATTGTAAGAGCCAGGGCTGAGAGATTGCTTGGCGAAGGGAACGGTGCTATTGGAGTTGGCCTGGTAGATTCCTTTGGTGAACAAACGATTGTGTTTTATCCAACCAAGTCTCATGCACGCGAAGCTGGTGGCCCCAGGCAGTTTATCTGGCATATAAAGATCTGGTGGAAAGCTTTGACTGCTAAGGATGGCGCGTAGCCATAAAGGAGAATTACTATGTCTCAGAGTGGACAGAACGGCTATATTGTCTTCGGCCCGCAGGCCGCGAAAGGGTCAGCCGCATCGACGTTTTATAAATATCGCGCGACTGATATTGATTATGGGGCTCTCTCCCCCGGGGGAGTATTGCCTCCAGAGATTGCAAGTATTATGGTTCCGACCGGCGCCTATAAGTCCGGTATCTTTGCTGGCGGTGGATTCTCTATGATCCCCCGCCTCGAAAACGATATCGGTTGGCTGCTTTATGCCCTTATGGGCAACGTAGCATCAGAAGATGCGCATATCCAGGAAGTTTGCGCATGGTCTACGCTTGCGGACAGCGCAACCAGCACTCCCTCAATCGTTGATGGCGGTCCGTGGACTACCGCGAAGACCATTTCCGTGCAGGGCAGTGCGGCCGGTATTACTGGCAACGTTGAGCTTGTCGGCACAGATTCCTCTGATGATGCCGCGACGGATACGATTGCCCTGAGCGGTACAACCCTGGTAACGGGCACGACTGAGTTCAAAACAGTTACGTCGGTTACTCTTCCCGCTCGGACCGCATCCGGCGATCAGGTGGCCGTTGGCTGGACCACTGGCGCGTATAAGCACGTTTTCAAGTTTGCTTCAGACGTATCATCTCTGCCGTGGCTGAACATCGGCAAGAAGATCCCTGGTGACAGCACTCAGATGTATACGGATGTGCTTGATAATCGTCTCGCAAGTGGCGAATTTACTATTCCGCAGGCTGGGCCGGTCGCCGCTCGATTTGCGGCCGTCGGACGTAATCCGTCGTTCCCTGAATCCCCAACATGGTCAGTGGACGGTATGGATTCCGGTTCTTCATTCCCGATTTCTAATGCGACAGGCTTCTTCAAGATGCCCGGGTGGAGCGCATCATCGGTCGGCGTTGCCGGTATGATGTTTGGTTTTGCGAATGGCCTCACCAGTCCGCAGGAAGAGATGGTTGTCGGGTCGTATTATCCTGAAGACTTCGGCGTTCGCAGCCGCCAGGCCGTCGTGCGGTTTGCTATGAAGTGGAGTGATCCTGCCCTTTATCGTCACATTCTTACCGGCGCAGACAGTGGCTCAGAATCATTCACTCCTGAAGTATTTACTACGAGTGTTCAGGCAAGCGTAAGCACACCCGCCAATATCAGCAGTTCAGTTGCAGAGCCCTATCGCTTGCAGTTTGATATGGCGAATGTAAACTTCGCTCCGAACGGGGCGCCGAGGCTTGCGGGGAACCAGACCATCGCCGTTGAGTATGTCGGAACGGCGCTTGAGCCTACCAGCTCAACTGAGGAATACGCAACGATCACTCTGATCAATGCGGAAACAGGCTACACTTGGCCGTCGTAATTCGACTGCCTTGTAATAGTGGTGGGGAGTCGTTAAACGTCTCCCCACCCCGTCCACAAAAACTTATTGAATGAAAACGGAGGTTTAAGATGAGTCTTGTTATTACCAGAGGTCTGCCGGAAACATATAAGCTGGATCGTTCGGATCCGTCTGGCGAAACCTATGTGGTTATTAAGCCGGCCACAGTGGCGGAGCAGGCGAAGCGTGATGAGCTTTTTTCCAATCAGGTGAGAACTTATCGCGCTGGCCAGCCGGATGCTATTGAGATTCGCGGGGAAACAACTCCATCGACCAGGAAAGCTCTTGAAGTATTCCTGACAATGGTTGATTGCAATATCACATATCAACCGCTTGGTGCAAATGGAGAACCGTCCGGCGATGCCGTTTCTCTGTTCAAGTTTGGAAAGACAAATTTGAATGAGCCTCGGCTCGATATGGACAGAGTTTCTTTTGCCGACGCGTGGGGAAGGCTGCCGCAGGAAGTTGCAGACGAGATCTATGAGAAGGTTATGAGGAAAAATCCTCAGTGGGACCCTTTCCAGGGGACTCTGGCGTCTCAGGATTCGATGGGATTGTAGAGTATATAGAAGGAGTCCAAGACAGGGTTTTAGATTATTTCACGACTAATGAATATAGGTCAGCCATGCCAGGATATGCGCAGATGGAGGGCGATAATCAAAGAGTCGTGGAAAAGCCAGAGGAATTAATTCTCGCAGAGACGTTAATAGCAACGGGGCAAACATTCTTGAGCGGCGGATATGTAGATCAGCCGTGGATTATTATGAAAGTTTGTGAAACTGCATTAACGGCCAAGGCTTTGTACAGGAACTCTGTTACAAGACGCCAATCGGATAGTGCTGCGGGGGCGGATTAATTCCGCCCTCGACAATAATTAAGGGAAGTGCGCCATGGATCGTCCAGTCTCCAATCGCCCAAGAAATTTCATAAGCGAACAAAGTGCATTTGCCGATCTATTTTCCTTGAGAGATCAACTTGGCCTAGACGAGCTTGTTGATTTTTATGTTCACGATCCAATTGGTCCTGGTGGCGCACGTCGAGCTACAGCATTTATTTTTGATCCATCTGGTAAAAGACAGGCAAAGAGCTTCGATTTTTCTTTCGATATGGGACTGGGGAAGTTTTCTGTTGCCGGTAGTGGCATTTCCCCTATTTTTGGTAATGGCTTACAGGAAACAAGCAGTTCAGAAGCTCTGCTTGGCGCAATATCAAGAGTTTCGCGCGGCTTTGGTGTAGTCGGCCTTAACGAAGACGATGACTGGAATGTTCAGGCGATAATGGGAAGAACATTCACAGCAAACTTTGAGCATTCTCCCTATGTAAGAGATCCGTTTATTGGAACTGGCGGTCCAGTTACTCCTGAGTTTGCTGCATTTGAAATGGCCAGGGGGTATATGGGCGTTGATGAAAACGGAAAATCAAGTCCATTTTGGTATAAACAAAATGCGTATCCGGGCACGTATTCAGATACCTCGATGATTTCTTCTCGTACAAATGCTGGCCCATCCTATGTTCATAACTGGGCTCTGGAGGCAATACCTGGATTTGGTCTTTCGGGAGATGTATACGATCCCCTTGTCACCTCTGCATATAATTTGGGAAAATCAGAGTCCAGAATAAAACTTTCTGCAAAAATGAATCCTGGAAGAACGCATTTTCTTACCTCGACAAATGGCGAGGGTACGACTTATAACGCGCTGCTTGGTATGCAACAAATATTTGCCAGGGATGATGATTTTCTTCGTAATCAAGGCGTTACCAGGTGGGCCGAGTTTGCTCCTGGTGTGGTCTCTCCGCCCGGTATGGTTTATGCGAGATCCGAATCTTTTTCAAATCTTGAAATGGCGCAGGGCAAGCGTCGCAGCATCGGCATTTCATATTTGGATATGGCAAACTATGGATCTTCTACGGATAGGCCGTTGTTTTCCGGTCAGATGCCAAATGGCAGGATTAATGGAAGGGGTGGTTTTCTTGGTCTTCTTGGAGGGGATGCAGACGCTCTCTCATTAAGGCCGGATGAAAACCATACTGCCGGCCCTGGTTTTATTGGATATACTCCCAATAATATTACGTTAAATCTTCCTTTTGGTGGACAAGAGTTTTATGACTTTCTTTATGCGTATACACCAGAAAATAAGAAGCATCTTTTTAGAAGTGGCGAACACGTTACTGTCACAGATCCAAAAACTGGAAAAGACCAGGCTTTTAGCCCGAATATCTTGACTAAAAAACCGAGAACGGCCACCGAAATATTGGCCATGCACAAATGGATCGGCCTTCTTAACGAGGGCGGAGGCCTTGAGCAAAATATTGCAGGAGATGCATACGGAAGTGTGAACTTTATGTGGGGGAGTGGCGGAAATAAGCCCAACGTAGAGTTAGCATACAATGTTCATTATTCTCCCATGACGGGCCATTCTATTGCTGGCGTTGCGGGATTGAAAGGCGTTGTTGGATTTGTTCCAGAGCTTCCAAGGGGCGTTGATAGAGACACGGATCTTTTCGTAACTGCGGAGTCTGTTAAGGGGCTCCCCTATCTTGTGGATGCCATAGCTAATACTATTGACCCAGAGGAGTGGAAGCAGTTTGTTCCTCAAGGAAGATGGGAAGAATTTCAAAAACATATTTTTAATCAAACCTATATTAGATATAACGGGGCCGAGATTTTCTCTACCGCTTTGCAAAATATGTTCGGCCCAATGAAAGAAGAGTTTAGAAAAACTCTTCAGGGGCATGGCGGCGATCTTGTTAGAAAAGAGGTTTGGTCATATCTGGATCCGCATCTTGTTCCGCAGTATAGGGAGGGCGGAAGTGAAGCCGGGGCCCTCGCCGCTATTGGCGGTAAATTAAGGGAAGTGGACGGGCGCGTATATGCCGTCGCAGAACAAGACGTGCTCAAGCATAAGCTTGTCCATTCATTTGGTGAATCTCCGCAAAGAGGCAGAGATGCCAGAATTAATATGCAAGATATTATAGAGCTTGGCAGAAACAATCCCGATCTTGCGAAAGATATATTCTTAAATCTCCAGGAAGGCGCATCGCCATATAGTGATATTGTTATGGCTGCATCTGGAATGGTACCTGAGCACCGAAAAATAACTGTTTCTCCAGGAGAAACTTTTGAATTTCCAAGCGGAGAGAGTTCTGTAGCAAAAGAATTTGCTGGTAATGAAGCCGTGCTTGCAATGCTCCGCTCGCGCGGGCAGCAGCCTCTTTATCATAGGCTTCAGGCAATGGCCGAAGATAAAAACACAAAGGGGAAATTTATTGAAATAAAAGACGGGGAAGGAAAGGTTCTTGGTGTGCTACCTCCTGCCGAGTCTATGATAAAGGCGTCTACTTTTGGGGCGCTCGGAAAACCAATAGATAGGTTGGGGATCGCATACGAAAATACTCTCAGTTTAATAAGTAATTCCATGGGGGAAAGAAATACCGCTGCCATTGGCGCATTTAATGAAGAATTAGGGAAATATGCTACGCAGCAGGGTGTTATTAAATCGTCAATGACCGGATCAAGCGCCTTAAGCAGCTTGAGTGGCGTCATCACTTTTGTAGAAGGTGCAAAAGAAGATGATCCCTTGAGATTTATCGTTCCAGACGAAACATACGACCGTTTGGCTTCTGAATACAAACAACGCTATAACGTTGATATTATGGAGGCTGAAGGAGTCCAAACGTCAGCTCTTGATCTTAAGGGTCTTTTTAAGCGCTGGCCTGGCAATGTTCTTAATCTTGCAAACTATACGGGTGGTAGCGTAATCAGTGCTACTATGGCCAAGAACGTTGGATACAATGTTGATCCCAAAAAATTCGCTGGTTTGGGTGTTACGGGGTCGTTTGTATCGAGCGCGAATTTTGCTGACTACGATAAAGATACAGCCGGCCTGTTTACATTCCTAAATTATTTTGCGCCAAATATCTCTTTGGATGAAGAGCGCGGCCAGGCTGTTTTGGGCCATTTCCAGCGCCACGCCCCAGAAGTTGTTGAGCAGGCAATGAAGGCCGCTGGCGTGAGTGATGCATCTCAATTAAATCCAATGGCTCTACTTGGCTACGCCGCCAGAAATAAAGTTGTTGGAATGAAGGTTTTACCAGATATAACCGGCCCCATGTCCAAGGGTTTTGCTAACATGCAAGGATATGTCGATAGCCTTGTTTATCAGAGAAGCGAGCAAAGCCTGGGATCCATTCAGCAAATGAGGGCTATGGCTGCTCTTGGAAAGCAGTTTATTGGATACGCAGATATTATGACGACAGCGCTTGGCGGATTTTATGATGAAATGAATTCCGGCGAGAAAAGACCCGATAACGTTATTTCTGCGTTTGATAAACTAGGCGCCAATATTAAACAAAGCCTTGTGGACACACAGTCTTTGACAAGATCTATTATGCATCACGGGAAGCTGAGTGGCGGATTTACGCCAGATAAATTTGAGACATTATCTTATGCGGCGTCAAGCGCGCTCGCTCCGGCCACGCTTGAGTTATTCCAGGGTTCAAGCGGCGCCCAGATGAGACTTCAGAACATTGGGCTAATGCAAGTTAGAAATGGCAAGCTTGTTAGAGATACTTATGAAGTAGGCATGAACCAGCTTTTGGCTACAAGTATAAGGGGCATGACAAGCATTGGTCAATTAAGCGTAGACGAGACGGCTGGCATGTTTGGGTTTGAGAGCATAGATGCTCTTTCAAAGGCGCAGCCCGAGCTTGCGTCGATGATAGCTGAAATCGCATCGAATGATTATCCAACGACCAATATAACTGGAAAGAAGGCAAGTGAGTTTAGGAAGTGGCTGATTAATGAGACGCCATGGGGCGCCATGACATTTGGCATGGCCGGTCTTAAAGCTTTGAATAATTATCAAAGCGTACTTAGGGCCGTTGAAAATGGTGAAGAGGTAGAGGACTGGAAAATACAAAGCGCAATGGCGTCCTATCAGGGGCTGGCCACTGGCGAATATGACCAGGCCATTGCAAAGGCTCAGAGAGTTCTTGCCCCCATTATGGCAGGCGGAAACTCTGCTGCAATTGCACAAGGGGCAAAGCCGTATGGCCGGCAGTTTACATTTGGCATGTCGTATATCCAGCATTTGATGGATAGCGGAAGACAAGATGCTAATATTGATAAATTGTTAAATATGTCTGGTTTTTCGTCTCTTGTCTCCGGGGATCCAATATCGACAAAAGACATTCTTACCGAGAGTGGATATAACAAACTTGAGGCCAAGCTGAAGGAGCAGGAAAAGGCCGCGGCAGATGCAAAACTTGGGGTTGCTGTTGCATCCACAAAAGAGACTGTCGAAGCGGAAGAAGGAACTAAATTTCTTGGCGCAGAAGACGCCATTCAGCAAATGAATGGAACTGCTAAAAAGTCTAATAGGTATGAAGGGGATATGTCTATTAAACCAATTGCAGTTACGTCTACTGGGACAAGATCATCCATGAGGTTATTAAATAAACTTCAGGACATGGGTATTGCTGGCAAATCTCCCTCGGCGAAAGATGGATCTTTATGGCATGGGGCAATGGGGGATAGAGTAAACGATCTTGTTAAGTCTGAAAGGCTTGGTGAAGGATCTTTCGCAGAGAGATCCTTTGAGCATAATATTGGCGAAGGGGATACAAGATCGTCAATGAAGATTGATTATTATGACGCAGAAAGAGGCATTATTGTAGACTGGAAAACCGGCGATCTTGATAATGCCAATCCATTGCAGCTTGCTCTCTATGCGAAGACTCTTCGCGATAAGGGCTATAAAGTTAATGGCGCATATTTTGTCGGAACCGGAAAAAATCACGGATCTTTTACTGACCCATCTCAGGCAACCGATCAAGAGATTTTAAATTTAATTAAAGGCGTTGGTGTTGAGGGATCCGGCGTTGCCTTTAGGGAAGTTGATATTGATGCTTTTTCTGATGAGCAGTTAAGTAGTGTTGTTAGCGCATCCAGGGCGATGCAGGATAATGTTGATGAAATAGCCCCGGTGATTGCGGAAGCTCTTAATAAAGGAAGGCATCCAGAAATTCTCGAGAGCTTAAAACACGGAAAATTTTCGGAGAAGAAAAGGGCCGTTGAGGAACTTGTACAAAAGTACGATCTCGTTGAAAACGTTAGCGAATTGACTGGCTTCGATTCGAAAAATCCAGGTGGAGCAAGCTCTGGCATAGGGAGCAGGCCGGTTGGCGCATCTTCTTCCGGTGTCGCATCTTCATCTATGCCCTCCGGGACAACATCGGGTCAGGTCATGGGACGCATTATTAATCCTGCAATTCCACCGCAGGGCGCAAATAGTGTTGATTGGGGATCTGCGGCTGGATTGTTCCGCGACATATTAAGTGGCAATCCAATTACCGAGGAAATGAGATCTGCGTTCTTTAATCTTAATTTCTCAGACTCAATGGTTAAGGAGCGGCATTTGGACGAGTGGTCCATGCTGGCCATGAATCCAGACATGGTTCCAACAGAATCGGAATATCGTTCTTTATCTGAGTTTGCTCAAAGGGCGAAGCGTAGTGGCGCTCATTCAGGAATAGCAGAAGATGTTCTTCTTCCATTCAGGGAGGAACTTCAGCGGCGAAAGGACGCCGCTGGTGGATTCGCCCCGAGAAGATCATCGGCTCGCGGAGGGGCCGCTGGCCGCACTGTATATAGCGAGGAGCAGTCCACCGCCATTCTTCGCGGCGCGATGGGCGCAGCGATGGGCTCTGAAGATTTGGGCCAGAGAAATCTTGATATGCTCAACGCTGGTCTTACGGCGCGTCAGGCTATGTCGGTCGACAATCTTGGTGTTGCCCTTGCAGATATAGGCGATCAAGGATCGTATGGTTTGCTTTCCCAGAAGAAAACACTCATGGAGTCATTAGGCTCTCTTCAGGGCGCGCAGGGGAGTGACGCTGAATTTTTAAGAACACATATATCTGGGGTTCTTTCCGATACAAATATATCATGGCTTTCTCATACTCCTAAATTTGGAGATCCTTCAGTCGCCGCTGTTGGCAGACCAGAATTTATGAATAAGCTTGGAGTGATTTCTCAAGGCTTTGCTTCTGGCGGTGCTTCCTTGGCCTCTGGCATAACAGGGGCGCAAGCTGGGACAGAGGCTTTCTCTAAGGCCGTGTCTGAGGCAGCGCAGCGATTAGAGAAAATGAATCCATTAATGCAAGAGAATGAAAAGCTTATGCTTGCGACGATCGAAGCTCGCAAAAAAGAAACAGAGCTTGCGTCATTTGTGTCGAAGGGGGAAGTTTACAAACAATGGAAAAAGCAAGTTGGAGGGCTCAATGGTGATGCATTTGATGAAGCCTACCAAGAGGAGCTGGAAACCAGAGAATTGGCCGTTAAAGCGGCGAAAAGTAAGGAAAAAAGAATAAGTGATGGGATTGTTGCCGCCTCACAACCGCCAGAGAAAAAAAACTGGTGGCAAAATCTAATAGATGGAAAAGACTCGGATGGAACTAGATCGAATCTATTGGGCCGTCTTACCGGCCAAAGGAGATTTATTTCCGGTTTTGATTTAATATATTCAGCGCGAATGGCCGGGATGTTCATCAGTCCATTTTCGCAGGCAGCCGATAGGGATGCCGCAAATGAGCAGGCAATGGTTTCTCATTTGGCCGCATACGAAGGCATTGATCGTGCTGTAATTCCAGAAAGAATTAGACGATCTAACACTCGCTCTAATTTTATGCTTGGTATGGGTCGTAGTTTTGACGATGCGTATGGCGGTTTGTCTGATTTGATTACTGCTGGCGGGGGAATCTTCGGCAGTGCCCTTCCGAGTCTAAGTGCTGGCGTTGGTGTCAGTCTTGTTGCCGCCGGGTTTGGTGCAGGCCCTGCCGCACCTTTCATTGGCGCAGGAGTTGCTCTTGCTGGCGCTGTTGGAACAGGCCTGTCTATAAAAAATGATCCAAACACCTGGGGGCTTGAGAACGGCACTCCAGATTGGTGGCAGAAATTCAGTTTGTGGACAGCGGCAGGATCGAGAAGCCCTGAAGACGGTGAAACGCATTGGAGCGCAGCCCAAAGGCTTATTGATGCATCTATTTGGGCCGGAATGTATGGTGAAGCGTATACACGCAGGGTTAATAGGGGAACCCTGGCGAATATGTCTGCGGCAGAGCGAAATGCCGTGCTGAAAAATCTAGCCAATACATCCGTGGAGCAAGGCGGAGCTTTGTATGGCTACTCATACGATATAGCGCTTGAGGCCTATGCTTCTGCCTATATAATGGGTTCCGATCGTAGTGAATTGTCTTCGTACTATGGGCTGGCTATTGATGAAGCCAAGTCGTTGGCTACAACGGGAGTGAGCGTCTACGATCTTTATGGGCAAATATCGGAAACCCTGACGGGGGAGGTTTATCTCCCCGGCATAAACCCAGATTCAGATTTGTGGGATCAGATAAAAGAAAATGAGTTTGCGGCTCAATACTATATTCAGTCTGGTGCCCAGTCCATTGATGATATGCGCAGAGAAATGGGCATGTCTCCTATTGGCTTCAGTAAGACGCGCGGGCGTCTTAAAACAAGTATTGAGAACGCTGCTACATCGGCGGTATATAACAATGTTTTGAGAGGATATGTATCCCAGTCCGATGCGGAAGAGATGATTAATAATGTCTCAAGCATGTCCGAGGCCAATCAATTATCCGTGCAAATGCAGGCCGTTGGGCAGGTCGGATATCGTTATGGCGCCGGCAATACAGATATGGTTGAGCGTGGTCTTTCCTGGGCAACGCAAGCTGGTGTATCTGAAGACAGATACTATACGCAAATTCTTCAAAATGACCCAAGGTCCAATTTCTTCCTGTGGGCTGGTGGAACTGGAAACGCTGCTCTTGGGGTGCTTGGATCTGGATACGATCCCGGCATGACTGTTCCTGGCGGATCTGGGCTGGCTGGAAAAATGTTCCAGTATCAGGGCGGGATTTTTGGTCAAGGCGCTCAGCAAATTGGGCAAGCTCTTGGGCTGTCTGGTGACATGCTGTCTGCCTGGACCGGTGAAATGTTCGGTGGAATTGGTGGACAGGCTGCGTTGGGCTGGCAGCAGCAGCAGCAAAGTCTTGCGCTTTCGAGGGCGTCTCTTGGTATACAGGGGGCTCAATTTGCCCTGAAGCACATGTATACAACTGGCGAGGGAATGCCTGGCGGACGTGGCTTCTGGCAAATAGAGGAGGATTTCACGAAGCTCACGCGCGAGCAGCAAAACTATAACTATATGATGACGACTCAGCAGCTTGATCTTCAAGAGCAAACATTTGCTGAGAATATGGCCTTTTCCAAAGAGAAATTTGATGTTCAGACTGCGTGGAAACAGCAGGATTTTGCCATTCAGGCATATCAAATGGCTCGAGGGCGAGAGTGGACAAGAGAAGATTGGGACAGGCAGGATAATACCCGGGCGATCCAGTGGGGATGGACGATGGAAGACGCCTATGAGCAGATTCGTTTTAGCACGGGGCGTGAACGTAGGTATGCGATCAGGGATAGAGATAGGGCCACGATTTCTCATAACATTGAATCCGAGCAGATAGATGTTGAGAGACAGCGCACGGAGGAAAAGTGGGGCTGGGAAGACGAGGCATTTGAAAAGCAGCAGGAGCGTCACGATCAAACTGTTGAGTGGCAGAATGAAGAATTTGATCTTCAGAAAAAGCAGTTTGATGATCGCATGAAACTTACTCGTGAGGCCCACGAAGAAGAGCTTAAGTTCATCAAGGAGCGCAGGAAACTTGAGGATGAGCAGCGCGATATGCAGCGCGAGTTTTATCTCGCGCAGGAAGAACTTCAGAAAGCATCTCTTGGAATCCAGGCTGCTCAGATTGCCAATCAAGAAACAATGATGAACTATCAGCGGGACATGGAGATTCTGAATGCCGCCATTCAAACAGCGGCTATTATGGCTGGCGAAGATACAGATCTGTTTAGGGAAAAGCTGCAAGAGGTTTTTGCAAGTATTGAATGGAGTATGTCTGGTGAGGTAGATGTCGCCATTAACGCTATCGTTAATGGATCTGGAAATATTAATGTTAGCGGCGGAGGGCGGACGACAATAACTGCACCGCCGATCGTTCAAAAGGGGAATTTGGGCACAGGCTCAACCGGGTCGGGAAGTAAACTTCTTAGTGGATTGAAGGCAATCGGAGGGCACGTTTTGCCTGGCGAGCGTTATCTTATTGGAGAGAATGAGCCAGAGATTTTCGTTCCCGATGTTCCTGGCGACATCGTTCCAATGAGCAGAGCGAAAAATCTCAATTCATTGACTGGTGTTCCCGATATAGATGAAATGATACGGTTAAGAAGTGCCCAGCCTGGGTCTATTGGGTTTGACAGCGCCTCTTCCAATATTTTGACAGGACTGTCAGGGGCTGGATCAAATACTCATGCAGTTGAGGTCGTCAAGGCCGTTATTGATTTGCTCGATAAGCTTAATCGTATGGACGCCAATGCCGTTCGCGACGTCGGCAATCTATTAAAGGTGCTGTAATGAATAATTACATTACACTGGATGGATATAAGTACAGTTGCCCGTTTGGTCAATGGGAGCCATCGAGGAACAAGCCGTCGTCTGTTCGAATGACATTAAGCGGAAAGACGGATGTTACATACGGCCCCGCCTCAGAAGAAAGCTGGGCCGGTCTTATCAGGGTTACAGCTAATTCAGATTTAATAACTGCTGGATATGGAACAAGAGCAAATTTCCTGACGACATACGACAAAACGACATCTGTTACTTTCGTAGATCATGAAGGAAATTCTTGCAGCGTTCATGTTATCGGCGCGTTGAGCAGGAAGAGCACTATCCCAATTTGGGATTCGACAAACGCCAATTTCTTTTATTCCGTGAATCTCATAAAGGTGAACACATGAGAACTACATCATGGGACGTAGAATCCTTGCTGGGAAATTCCAGAGCCATTGGCGGTCAGTTTATATTTAGAGACAATCGCCTTGTTTTCTCTGCGAGAAATAACTCTGAGAGCATTGGCGTCTATAGTGTCTACGATGTAGACGCCTGCCAGGACGGCTCTGGCATATTGCGTGTAGCCACAAAGAACGACGGTACTTTGCAGTATGTGTATATTGATGATCCGGTTGAAATAATCACGGACACGTGGCAGCCGTGGGGAGCGTGGTCTCAGATTAATGCTCTTTCTGGAAATTCGAATTGCAATATTGCCGTTGAAGATTCAAGGGCGTGGTTCGCAAAGGACGACGGGTATCTTTATTATATTGATTATGATAGCGGAACAGATACCTGGGGAACAGAAGTTCAGGTTCTTGATATTTCAACATGGCTGACACTTGATGTTCGCCTGGCTCCTGTAAACACAGATTTGTGTTATGTGAAGGTCGGGCCTGATGGTGGCGTTCAGAAATACAGTGCTATATATGCAGTTTCAAGCACTGGATCTATTCAAAGCACATTTCATGGGCGGGTATACGGCGATGCAACGGCGGACGCCAGATTCGACGCCGTTACCCTCGGCGACTATGATTATATTTTTGCTGCGGACAAGGACACTGGGAGATCTTTGTATACTAAAGTATCGAACGGGGTCTGGTCTGAGCTTAAGCAGGTCGTTCCGCTGGACGTTGTGGATAATACCGCCTTCTTTCAGCTTGGCTCTGTGTCTGTAATTGATGGGAAGATATGGATTGCAGGTAGATACTCGCGCGGGGAATTCATGGAATTTGAGATGTATTCCTTCGGCAACGGAGATAATTTCTCTTCCGCAAGAGATATGTACATCAGCAATCATTGGAGCGATACGATTGGCGGAAAGCTCTTTCTTATTGGGAATTATCTTGTTTATTCCGGGTATGGCGGCGAAGCATATTCGCCGGCCACCATGCTCGTTGGGGTGGATAACTCCACTAGAAAGAAAACAACCAGCGAGGTTTTTGGCGCATCCATTAACTTCAGGACGTCTAATGCTGGAAAATTCTCTGGCGAAATATCAAATTCATTACGGGACGATCCGATCATTCGTGAAGGTGGCGAGGTAGAGATTTTCTCTACGATTAACGGAAACAGCTCTACTCTTGGAAAATTTGGGCTCGATGTTATTTCTCCGTCTGATACACTGTCCGGTGGAAGGTTTGCTCTTGGCGGTAGAAGCATTGGCGCCAAAAAAATGGATCAATGGGAAAGTGATCAGTCGTATGATTTCTGGTCTCAGAATAAAGGGTATTGTAATCCATCTGAGTTAGAGGAAATCGTCCTGTCTCCAGGAGACTGGAATTCGGACGACTCTGTTCTCTCTATGGAAGACCTTAACATAGATGGATTTGCCTATACCGTTGAGCGGGCTACCAGGGGCGGGTCCTCAAAGGCAAGGTTCAAGTACACGACGGATAGCGGTTATTCTCCGAGTTTCGGCGTTGGCGTAAATTATTACCAGGAAACAAAGTATGAGGCCGCCACGAGGCTTGGCGTAGAGGCCTCGGAGGTAACAGAAGGTCAGTACGGGAATAGCGGCATCTTTGCCATCTACGACGGTACAGATATGAAAGTATATAGTATTGTTACTGACGTATGGACTGAGATTGCGACGTCCTCACTGGAGCTTGATGCCGACACATGGTATTGGATAGAGATTTTATTTCAGGATGGTTATATTAGGGTTTCGTACAGAGAAGACGCCACGACGTCGTGGGTTGAAGTAATCGAAACAGTATTCGAGGAAGATGATACAGAACCATGGTTTAGAGATCAGGATGATGTTGGGCGCGGCGCTTTATATATGCGTAACGGATCTGTGTATTCCGATACCGTGGGATTTAGCAGCAGCGCCGCCATTATTCCCGTTGATGATGTAACTGACTTTCCGACCACAGAGACCGTTATTGTGGATAACGAGAAGATTACATACGACGGAGTGGCTACGGCGTCTCCGCTTCCTGATGAGATGGAGTGGATTGAGGGATATACTTTTCGTCAGGCTCCACATAATAATGCGAGCTGGGACAATATTCTTTTATATAACCAGCCATGGAGAGATGAGACTGGTGAAATAAATCTTGGCCGCTCATATACAGAGAGTATGTTTGTCGGGCAGGCATTCCGCGGCCCATACGGGCGAGAACGTGTAGACAAGCTTTATGTACCCGTTAAAAAGGTTGGAAGCCCTGGCGATCTTTATGCGTACTTTGTTCTTGATGCATTTGATAACGACTATCATCCAGTCGCCTCCGCAGTTCTTGGAAGGTCCACTGGCGTTGCGGCAGCCGATATAGATACAGAATATGATTGGATTGAATTTGATTTTACGGGCGAGTCGTGGACGCATAATGACTATCCAAATAGAACGCTGGCCGCATCTGGTTATGGGAAGGCATATTGGGTGTTCTTGTCTACTGCTCCATCAATAGGGTCTTCCAGTGAAACTTATTCTGCGTATGCCGATGCAAGCAATTATTACCAGGTTAAGCTTAATGCTTCGTATTCTGAGGCTCTGGGACTGACTCTTTACTGGAAAGATGGATCTCCGCATTGGAACAATTGTTCTGGGTCCCTACCATTCCAGCTTGTTGGGGCCGGGCCATTTGTGGCAGATGCGTATGAGATTTATGTGGCCGATGCAGATGCAGTTACAATCGATGAGGACACATATAACGACATGGCACTCGTTTGCATAGAGGGCCCCGGCGAAGGTAGGGCAATGAGGATCGTTGGCTATGATTCGCAGGCTCCTTCGCAGTGGGTTCCAAATAGGTCTTACCTGCCTCCTGATAATTGGGAGGATCACGTTAATGATACCAATCATGGGGCGTGGGAGGATCCAGATGCTAGGCGCATTTTTGTAGACGAGAGGCCATCTTCTTTCGGGGATGGCAGCAAGTTTCTTATTAAGCCGGCCCTTATGATTGGAACCGATGTTGATGGGGAGCTTCTTCGTGGCGTAGATGACACAACTGTTACATCACACGGAGAAACAGAAGTTAGTATTTATAGATCAAACCGTGTCCTGTGTGATTCATTTGAGGTTCATTCCACTGATATTGATATGCGTATCGAGGATATGGCGGCAGAAATCGCTGGTAAGTCCGGGGTTTTCAACTTTACCGCAGAAAAAGACATTGATGAGTCTGTCGAGTTCACGGATGCTGGGTGGAATGGAGAATATTTCGATCAGCATAGACATGCCATTGTTAAGTTTGATATGCCAACGCTGGCGGCTGGCGGAGAGGTTGGCCTAGAGTTCAGGCTTGATGATCCAACAACTCCAGCGCAGGGTTATCGAATTACAATAGACGATGACGATAATGTTAATTTTTATATCTATGATTCTGGATGGACCCTGCTTGAAGAATATCCAATGAGTTTCTCCCCCGGGGGAGAAGTAACTATTTCTGTCCAGACAGATCTTGAATATGATATGGGGCATTTTTCTATATGGGTAAACGGTCGTTTCGTTCACTCATTTACAGATGGAACATATTTGGACGGAGACTATATTGGGATCGTCTCTTATCTTGCGGCAACCTTTGTCGTTGATATTTCTGCGCCACTCATAGATCGTCGTGTGGATAATTTCATTCTTGATATGGGGGTCCGGGGATACCAGCTTCTAACTCAGGTGATAGGGGCCAAGAGAATTGGCATTATCGACAAGGACGATGGCGGTATTCATTTGGCCAGGATAGCCTTCGGCGGATCTTATGATTATACGATTCCAGATATAGTCGTGGACGTTGGCCGATCCATATCAGACGCAGAGTTAAAGACGGTCATTCGATCCGAGGGCGGCGAGATTGTCGAGCTCGTAGACTATGACCAAATCGCAGAGCACGGTTTTCTATTCGGTATGTTTAACGCTCCGGAGGCCACCGATGAATGGGAGACGTCTATGGAGGCCACTGCAATTTTATATGATGTTCAATCGTCGGCGGAGACGGTATCCTTCGTCGGGGCTGCTGATCCCAGGATAGAGAGCAATGATGTAGCCAGGGTGTATATTCCTTCTGGGTATGAGACAATAATTATAGATGCGGTTGATTATACGCTTGATGTATCTGGAGATCAGCCGATATTTGATATGAGCGTAGAGGCCAGATATGCCATTAACTGATAGAACATCTGTTCGCTCGGTTGTTGAGCAGATCGTAAGCAGGTCTGAAATCAGCAGGGCAACAGAGGCCATAATTCATTCAATCGACGCCGACCGCGTGGACATTCGTTTACGAAATTCATCCGGTATTATTCGTCATGTGCGTGTTCTTGGCGATATTGGTGATTTGCAGATAGGGCAAGATGTTGCAATACGCTGGCGAGATAATCGCCCAGAAGTAATGGTCGCCAATGCTGCTTCTGGCATCGCGACGGCAAGCGGGGGCGGATTTTATCCTCTGGATAATAGGACCATTGAATCATCGCCTTACGGTCTGCGAGTAAAGACGGGCGGCATTGGATTGCAGCACTTGAATTTTGAGCCGGCGATGAAGAACCACGTACATCGTGATGATCCATTTTCAATGGGCGGGTGGCAGGTCACGGAGTCTGGAGCGATCTTCAACGGAACGACTTTTATTTATCCGTCTGGCCAGATTTCTCTTGGCAGTGATGAAAATGTAGTTAAGCTCGATAGCCTTGATGATGAATATCGTTTGTGGGCCGGCGCAATTGATCCGGCAGATGCTACCTTCAAGGTTTCTATTTCCGGGGAGTTATTTGCTACTGCTGGTGAGATCGCTGGTTGGGATATTGAGGAAGACAAGCTCACAAAAAATGATATAGACCTGGATCCGTCTGGCCAGATTACCGTAGGCAGCGGCGATGATGTAGCGGTGCTGAGCTCCATAGACGAGGACGACTTTCGCTTGTGGATCGGCGCCGCAGACCCGAACAGCGCGCCATTCCGTGTTACCAAGTCTGGCGAGGTATGGCTGGACGATGCTCATTTCGCAGCCATTCTTGAGAGTACAAACTATGCCTCTGGAATTTCCGGTTGGCATATCGACAGTTCCGGCTGGGCCGAATTCAATGATGTTACAGTGCGCGGCGGTATTATCGGAGCCACGTTCAAGACGGAAGAGATTTCTGTGATCGCCGGGCGCCAGCGCATTGCAGACGGCACCAATATCGCCGTAGACGCACTGTCTACGGACACGACGCTCGTTTTTCAGGATCCCGTCTTTGAAGAGAATGACATTCTATACGTAAAGCCATCCTCTACGACCAAAGAATGGATACGCGTCACTGGAGACTATACAGTGACGGCTGACGGATATAGTTACCCTGTTGAGCGCGGAGCCGACGGGGAGCCTGCCTATGACCTGTACGCTGGCATGTCGGTCCACTGCACGGGCGCTGCGTCCTGGCCAGATCCGATGCCGCTGTTTGGCGAAATGCAGTTTGGCGAAGGCGTCTTCGGCGGCAGCGGTACTGCTGCACTCGGCGGGTTTCTCACATTGGAGGGCTCCAGGCAATACGGTCCGTATTTCGGTGTTGCCCGGCGCTTTGGGGCGCACCCGTACCAGATCTCTGACGTTGCCCGCTTCGGCATGCTCCGCGGCTTTCTGGGCGTGACAGACACGGAGTACGGCGTTGCCATTGGCGATGCCAGCCGCTATCTGTTGTACAGCTACGTAAGTGGCCTGAAGCTGCAAACAGATGACGGCAAGCTGATCATTGATGATGATGGGTTACAGGTTGACCGCGTGACCTTTGATGGGCGTGATGATGCGCCGGAATACTGGGATGGCAAGGTCGTTCTGTGGTCCGACAGCGCCGGAAGCCTCAAGACGCGTATGAAAAACGGAGATACGGAAGTCGAGAAGACACTGACCGCCGTCCTGGACACCCTGACGGAAAACAGGACGTATTATGTCAGGGCAGACGGCGACGATGACAACGATGGCCTCACCAACGACGCGGAGGGTGCCTTTCTTACTATTCAGCATGCCGTGGACATTGTTTCTTCACTCAACATAGCGGGATACCAGGTAACAATTCAGGTCGGTGCTGGAACGTATAACGAGGCCGTTCAACTCAAGAACGTATTTGGCTTTGACGCTGTTTCCGCCGCTACTGGCGGAGATGATCTTTTGTTAATCGGCGACGAGACGACGCCATCCAATGTTGTCATCAGCACAAGCACCAGCAACGCCATTACGGCGCGTGGCATTACAACCGTGTGGGCTGTGAGTGGTTTCAAAGTAGAGGCCGATGCTGGTTATGGTGTTGCGACGGCAAGCGGATCCGTTTTGAATATTCGCGACTTGGAATTTGGCGCTTGTTACTACGGGCATATAGGCGCCTTTGCCAGAAGCAATATCTATCTGGCAAACGACTTCTCTATTTCTGGCGATGCGTGGGTGTTTATCCAGTGCGAGGACCAAAGCTACGTGTCGTCTGGGAGCGGTTCGACGGTCACGTTTTTGGACGATATAACCTTTTCAAATTTTGTTCAAGTCTCTGGCCTTGGCATGGTACGCATTCTATCTACCTACACGACCTTCGATGTCGGCTCCTACACCATAGTCGGCACGAGGTATTGGGCCTATACCAATTCTGTGATCGATACCGCCGGCGGCGGGGCAACTTATTTTCCTGGCGATGCGTTCGGTTCTGCTACCGCCGGCGCACAATATGTTTAGGAGGTTAGCACATGAGTGCTCCTGAGACCATTTCTTTTCCAACTACGTTAGATGATGAGAACACCTTTATGGGCTTCCCGGAGGACAGCCAAAGTTTTACGCTGGCGTCCGCCATCGGCGCCAGCGACACGACTTGTACCGTATCTGAAGATACGTCTGGCGTCAATCTTCCATACCTGGCCAGGTTCGCATCCGGCGAATTCTTGTGGGTTACGGCAAAGAACGACAGCACCAAGGAACTTACCGTAGCCCGCGGAGAGAACGGGTCTACGGCAGCCACGCACGATGCCGGCGAGGCGTTGTACTTCGGGCTGTCCGCACCGCAGTACAGCCAGTTAATTCGAGGCATTGAGAATCTGCAAGAGACGCTCGGGGTGGACGTTAACTCGACTGGTAGCGGAGCTGGCACGGTCGCAGGTCGTATTTCCGACATCGAGGGCGACATGTCGACCGCCCAGGGAGATATTTCCGATATCGAGGATACGCTTGGAACATCTCCGGAGGGTGGATTTGCCAGCATCGCCGCCAGGTTGGATGACATCGACGATACGCTTGGAACAAGTCCGGAGGGAGGTTACTCGGACGTTGCGGACAGGCTTGATGGCATTGAGGAGGCAAATGACCAGTTGCACGCCGCCATCGGCAGCAATCTTACCATTTCCTCTGGTGCCATCACTGTCGGAACAGATGGATGGTACACCGTCCTGGGAGAGGGGTCTGCCGACGACACGCTTGTGACGATCAGCGGCGGGGCATCTGGAAACATGGTTGTGCTGCAGGCTGGCGCGCAGAATATTCTGATCGATCATGCCGCCGGTAACATCTTGCTGTCGAGCCAGGTTGACAAAGTTCTCTCCTATGAGGGCATGAGCAGCATCGTGCTGGCATACAACGGCACCAACTGGGTCGAGATCGCCAGCAATGTACAGATGATGGTTATTGGCTTGTTTGTTGACGGCGCTGGGTCCGCTCTGGCCACTACCAATACGTCACCTGAATGGCCGTGGACGCCACCGTTTTATTTGATGGGCATCTATTCTAGCACGGACGCATCCGGGGACGGAGAGGCGGACATTCTCTACGGAAGTGTCGGTGCCGCACCGGCTACCGTGCTGACGGCTTGGGATCACTCCAGCGAACAGTTCAAGAATGACACTACTCTTTCGGGGCTGACGAGGGAATTCGGAAGTCAGTCGTGGCGGCTGGCGATCACCGGGGACTTTGACACAGCTACCTGGTTGTCCGTTGCGCTGTGGGGATGGAGGCGATAATGGCCGTAGCGAGAACTGATTACACATCGGATAGCACAGGTAGTGCTGGGGTGACACGCAGCGTCACTCTAAATCTCGGCACCGAGGCGAACAGATTTGCAGTTGTCTTTATAGCCGGGGAGAACGCTTGTGGTTCCTGGGTCCGAGAAAACAGCACGACAGCGAATGACTTCACCAAGGTGTTGTTGAGTACCTGTCAAGGATACTTTTATAGGGAAGTGACCGGCACCGGCAGCACGACGATATACTGGCGATCTAGCAGCACCTATGAGCAGGCTCATTTTGCGTGTTACGAAGGTGTTGATATTGCCAATATTGTTACGTCATCGCATGGCTTTTCGGCAACAGATAGAACGTGGTCTGACGCCCATGCCAAGGGCGGCATATTCTGGCTGGCACATGGGCATGAAAGGGGCGGCACTTACACTGCGGCGGAAACATCTGGCGAAACAAGATTATCATTGCGCACGATAGGCAGCTCCAGTGCCGGCAGCCGTGGCGTAGCGTCTGAATATCAAGCAACCGGAAGCGGAGCGCCAACGCTTGGATGGACGACAAATACAGTCAGTTACGGGATCGGCCCAGTTGTCTTTCTGCCAGATACAGGTGGCGGCAGTGGCAGCAAGATCTTCGGCGGCTGTTTTATCGAAAAGGCGAAGGACATCCTAAAGCGCCCCATCCTGGAGCAGTTCCCGCTAGAAACGCCTGATGGATGGCGGAGAAAAGATAAAGGCCTTCTTGTTCCACAAGGAATATAAATAGGCTTTGATATAAGCCGTCAGAACATCCGTGCTATAATAGGGTGTGAACAAAAGTATACATGGAGATACTCTATGGCGTGGGGACCACTGTCCGAGAATGTGAAAGCAATTGATTTGTCTGAGCACAATGTTTCTGCGAAGAACGCTGCCGCCGGCAAATTGATCGATTTCTTCGAGCTGAAGCGCAGGAACCCGAATGTCCAGGTAGTGATTTCGCGCTTGGCCGGGGCCAGTAGTCTTGATCCACACTTCGATCATAACTACGATGAGTGCGGTGAGGCCGGGTTTGATCAGGGCCTCTACCTCAATGCCAACCCTTACTATTCGGTGGACTACATGCTCAACGAATGGTGGGGTCCCGGTATCGGCAGCCGCAAACCGCCGCTGATTGTCATGGATGCGGAGGTCAACGGCTGGAAGGACGAGAAGGGCAAGTGGCATGACCGCAAGTCGCCGGAAGAGGCGACCGCCCATGTGAAAGAGGTCTTGGCCACCATTCGACGAGAATGGCCACTCTCTGCTGTTCGTATCTATTCCAAGAACTGGTGGAACGACAATATCATCAAGGGATGGGAGCGAAACGAGAAATTCTGGACCTCCCACTATCCCTACTGGGAGAGGCACGAGGGCGAGGAAAAGGAGTGGCGAGAGGCGTGGACGTTTGAGGAAGTGGACAAGTTTCTGCCAATTACAGAGACTCACATTCCTAAACGTGCTTACTACGTGACTGACGAGCAATTGTTTGCGTTCCAATTCACGAGCAAGGGAAAGATCGATCCGATTTGGGACGAAGAAGATGAGACCTACGTGGATCTTAATTACATCAAACTCGATGAGTACAAGCTGATTTGGAAGAAAGACCCTCCGGCCATTGTCGAGGATGACGAGACTCCGATTGTAATCAACCCTGGTAATGACCAGGCAGAGGATAACATGGATATTGAAAGTATGACCAAGCAGCAGAAGGTAAATCAAATCCGCGGCAAGTGGGTTTATATTTGGCTATTGCGCCAGATTTTCAACGGCGATCTCAACAAAATTATCGCTGAACTAAAGAGGGCGAAGGTGTCCGGCGTGGCCATCAAGGTTCACAACGGGTGGGATTTATGGGACGAGGATTATGTTCAGATCGACCCATTTATTAACCTCTGCCGCAGGAATAACATCAAGGTTGTTCTGTGGGGATACAACTACATAAAATACAATCCAATTCGTGAGGCAGACATCGCAATTCAGGCATGCGAGAAATATAAAGATGTTGCCCTGGCGTACCTTATCGACGCCGAGGCCGAGGCAAAGGATCAGCGAGTCAATTCAAAGAAATTTATGGATCGCCTTGTGCCCGCAATGAATTTCTTGAACATCCCTATATCGTTGAACTCTTTTCGGTATCCAAGCCTTCATAGGGAAATCGCATGGGATATTATGCGAAGCGGTACCGACTTTGATTCTCCGCAGGTGTATTATCGCAACGGGGATCCCGAATACAACATTGACAAATCAAGACTTGAGTTTGGGGCAATGTCCCCAAAACTTCCGTTTATTCCAGCCGGGGATATGTATTACGAGCATGGAATTAAACCGACGGTAAACGCCCTTCAAAGGTATCTTGAGATTTGTCGTGACGATCCTGATATTCCAGCGACATTCATGTGGGCAATGGACAGTAATGAGACTACCCCGGAATTGTGGGAGGCATTCGCTAATTTCGAGTGGACTACAGGGGAAACTCCCGTAGAAGAAACTCCCCCGGGGGAGGATTATTGTATCGACGAAAAAAATGCAGTAGATGTTTTCGTCGAGGCAATGAAGAATGAGGTTCAGTATGACGCCGTTTTCTGGCGATCTGTATCAAATGCGCTTTTAACTACTTCTGATTCGTTTCCGGAGCCGGCAGCTCTTTCAAATGTTGAGCACGCCGTTTATCTTGCCATTAAAGAAGCCATTGAGCGGATTGATGAACTGGCCATGCTTCCAATTGAAGATCCGTTATATGTCGCCGCAGTAAAAGCTTCGTTGGGCCTCAATGTCCGCACTGGCCCCGGAACGAGCTTTTCACTTGCAAGGTCGCCTCTGAGGAATGGCGAGCGAATTTCTGTTTACCAGCAAGTTTCTATTAAGGATGCTGTATGGGGGCGTATTAACCCCATGGATAAGCAGCCCGAGTGGGTCCACCTTGGATATACAGAGAGGATATAAGAAATGTCGGAGGCAGTAGAGAAGTTGTTTTTGGGTTTGGATGAAGACCAGCGGCTTGAATTGCTGAAAAGATTGACGAGCGCAGCCAACGCTCCTCCTGCCGTAGTTGTGATGGCTGTTAATTCATATACCGGAGGTGTATGGATAGAGCTCCTGGGACAAGCTCCTTATGAAGTGATTTACGAGATGCTTGATATGGCACGCAAGAAGTTTCAGGCAATGGAACGTGAGGCTATTATTCGGGGCGCAGAAAAAGAGGCAGAGACGGCAAATACTTCGGAGAAGGACTAAGACGGTGTGATGATGGGCGACGGTATTACGTTGGAGGATTTTGTGGAGCTGAATTCGTTGGTGTCTGGGATTAATCAAAAGGTGAACGATATTCACAAGTGGATTAATGGGAATGGACAGCCAGGAGCCAGGGATCGTATGACCAAAATGGAGCACTCCCTCGATAGGACTGCTGCATTGACTGAGACGAATTCTATTCATATTGCCGAGCTCGGGAAGGCCATTGCTGAACTTAAAGAGAATTGCGCAAGTATTAGGGCCAATGCAGAGTCCGCTGCCAATAAGGCCGCTGAGCTTGCCATCGATAAGCATCGCAATTCTCCATTGCATAACCTTGGGTGGCAAATGTGGAGCAACCCAAAAGTTTTGCTTCCGTGGTCTCTTGTTATCGTATTGATCGTCTATCTTGTCTTTAGTGGGCATGTGTCCATCGTCGATCTTACGACAATCTTTTAGGGCGGAGAGCGCATGTCTAAAGATACCGCTATTAAGTGGGATGATCACCCAGAGCACGACCGTTATATTTTGGAGCAGAGATTAAAGAGATCTCCGATGTCATTTTCAAGCATCGGGAAGAAGATAGGGACCAGCAAGTACAGTGTTATGAGGAGGTTTAATAAACTCCTCAATGAAATTGATGTTGATGAATTCAAAGAGGAGATTGACGACGGTCCAGTATATGCCGACCTTGAGGTTCCGAAGGACTTTGATTTTGATGAATGGTACAAGCTCGTAGATAAGCTCTCTGAAGAAACAAACGAGCTGGATCCCATCATCACATCATCGATGGTATGGGTTCCAACGGATAAGCCAATTATTTTCAGCCCGAGCGGAGATTGGCATCTCGGCAGCAGGTTTGTTGCCTACAAAACATTTAGGGCTTTGTTGGATCTCGTGATCGATACACCAAGGTTTTACTGGGGATTGTTTGGCGATCTGGCCGATAATTTTCCGCTTGATTGGATGCCCCCTGCAATCATGCAGGTTATTCAGCCGATGCACCAATGGCGCCTTATACAGGTGGTAGCCCAGAAGTTGATGGATGAGAAAAAGGTTTTGTTCGCGTTCTGGGGAAATCACAATCATTTTTCTGAGAAAAAAACCGGTGAGGATCCAGAGGTTCCGGTATGGCGAGGCCGTGTTCCATATTTCCACGGCAAGGGCGTTGTGACACTTCGTGTTGGAAAAGAGTATGAGACTGCGGAGCAGTACATTATTTATGGCGGGCATAAGCTAAGGGGGAATAGCCAATATAACACAAACCATCCACAGGTAAAAGCTCTTCTCTGGGATGTTCCGCAGGCAGACTTCATCATCTCTGCCCATACACACAATTTCGGATACCAGGAAGTTGTTCACCATGAACAGGCGTTCCTTGCGGGGCTTCACAAAAACCGCATCGCGCATCTTGTTCAGATTGGGTCCCCGAAAATTGGACCGGATCCGCATACTATTCGCGGGTGGTCAAATGGAATTTTTGAATGGCCTATCTTTGTGCTGTATCCGGACAGGCATGAAATTAAGAGGATTTACGATTTCAAGGATATAGAACACTACCTTGGAATTACGTTGAATAAAGATTTGTTGGAAAAACTTGAGGAAGCCAAAGAAAAGGAGTTACCATGATCCCACAGTATGTCGAAGTTATTTTGCTTGCAATTGTTGTTCCTGTCCTGGTGCAGCTTTTGAAACTATGGCAGGCCCGTCGCGGAGCGGAAATCTCGAGAGAGACCGTGACGCTCATCGTCTCTATTCTCTCTATTGTTGGCGGAGCGATTGTGTTTTTTGTGTCTCCACACGAGCCTCTTCCGGCTTTTGAGGGTGATGTTGTCGCCATGATTAATGCATTACTTCCTCTCGCATCTGCATTGATGGCGCTGATCACATTATTCTATAATATGTTTTTGAAGGCTGTGTTTGAAAGCCTCGGCTTTTCCGTGCCTGATGGCCCGGCTGGTTAGTAAAAAATTGGCCCCGGTTATACCGGGGCCTTTTTGTAAAACATCTTCATCAAAACGGGCACAGCGTCTTTATGTCAGTCATTGTTTGCCTCCGGAGGCGGGATATGCGTAACAGTGTACACATCCCGTAAATAGTTGGCTGTGTCAAGGAGTCCGCGGTTATGCTCCAGGTACTCCACCAGAGATATAAACATACCCGGGGAGAAGCTGGCAATAAACTCCTGTGTCAATGTCCATAATTTTTCCTTGGAACGGAATCGGAGCAAGGCATCCTCCGGCGGCTCCTTGGAATCAAACCGCCCCACAGCCGTGGTCACATCTTGCAGGATGGAACGAAGTTCGAGAAAAGACGCTCGAGGATCATGGTTAATCATCATCTTCCTCGTTGCCCGTATCGTGCCCGTTGTTCGGCTCGCGCAACACTGCGCGATATTCCCTCCTGTTATCTTCCAGCTCCTTTGCGGCGCACAGCATCGTGTCGGGAAGACCGGGCATGTTATACATGTCATAGTCGTGCATTAGCTCATAGGCCGACGCTCGTATAAATCCCACTGCATCATCAAGCCCTGCGCTTAGGTGAATTACAGACTTTCGCAACCTCTGGTTCTCTGCTTCCAAGCGGTCGATTTCCGCTTCCAGCGCATCTTCCAGCGGGCGACTGTCGATACCATAATAGATAGACCCATCGGGATACCATGTTACATGCACTCCACAATTAGAATTGTTGCAAGCATAATGTGGCGGCATCATAATCTGCCCCGTATAGCCGTATATGTTTATACGCCGGAACTTACCCACTCCACAAAACGGGCACAGCTTCAGGTCACTCATCATTCGCCTCCTGCGTTTCCGACTCCTTTTTCGCTTTCCGTCTGGAAAATTCATGTGTATACGTATCTCCGTGAGTATACGTAATCGTACAATCTTCCCTCC